TGTGCTAGATCTCCTAGAACATTTGCACCAATTCTAAGTGGAAAAGGAACTGCTATATTTTCAAAAATTTGTCCTACTCTATGACCGCTAGACCAAGGAAAAGCTTGTTGATAAGCAGGTACATCTATATTCATCATTTGTTGTCTATAATTAAAATATTGATCTGGTGTTAATCCTAATCGTAACTTTTGAGCATCTAAATTTTGTAAAAAATTAATTTTATCTTTTTGAGTCATACCTGGTGTTACATAGCCAGCATCTAAACTTCCAACGCCACTTAATAAATTTAAAACATTTTCTCTTTCTCTTTGTGCTTCTAGAGCTGCTGGATCCGTTGTATCTAGAGTAAAATTACTCCCATATCCTGAGTCTCGAGCACCCATGTTTCCTCCACGGTTTGCCCAAACGCCATCTAGGTAATCTTGGTATCCTTTATACTGTTGTGTTTGAGTAAAATCTTTTCCTTTAGCAGCGTATTTTTCAGTAAGACGATCTACTTCATTAGACAATTTATGTTTGGTAGGATCACCTTTGGTTCTGTACCAATCTTTTTTACTTTCCTTTTCTGCCATGACTATTTGTAATCACGGTTCTCCGGATCTGTTCTTCCATACTTAAACCAATCCATTACATCTAAAATTATTTTTTCAATTCCTTTAGGTTCTTTTCTTGTAATTTCTCCTGTTTCAATATCTAAAATATAAATTTGACCATCTGTATAAGGCAAGCCGCGATCTTGTATTTCCTCTAAAGTTAATCGTCTTGTCTTGCTTTCTTCTTCTGATAGTCCGTCGCCTTTGCCAAATACTCCTGTTATTTTTTCAACAAATTCTTTTACTCTCTCAGCTGGTGTATCACCTTCTATCATATCATCTGTTATTTCTATATCATCTATCATCACGTCATCTGTTTGTTCATCAATAAGTTTAATTTCTCCGGTAGTCATATTCTGAGAATATTTACCTGGTGGTAGTCCCATTGCTTCCATTTGTTGTGGAGTTAAAACTCTAATTTTTTCTGACTGCTCCGTGGTCAATGTTCCAATGGCGCTGTCTTCTGGATTTGCCACTTCGTAATCAATTTTTTGTCCAATAATCTCAGAACTATTGTCGTCAAACACGTATCCCTTTTTTTCCATATCTCCTTGTGTTTCAAATCCTAAAAATTCTCTAATAGCCTCCGCTGATTCTTTACCAAATTCTTGTGTAAATCTAGTTGGTTCTTCTACAAACATTTGAATTAACTTAGCCATTACAGCATTTTCTGATAACCCCATTTCTTTTTGCGTACGTAAAAAATCTACTTGATTTTGCGCATTCAAAACATCTTGATTTCGATCTAAAGGAATAATACCATCTTTAGATACGGTGTCTTTTATTTGTATAATATCTTCAATAGCCATTATAGTACCCTTTGTCGTGTTTTAGGAGCTGCATTAACGATTCCTCCTTGAGCCATTGTTACAGTATTCCTTGATGCAATCATCTGTCCAGTTGTATCATATGGATAGAAACTTGAAAACCGTTCTGGTGTAATATTATTAGCCATAGGGGCTGAAGCTAATTGTATTTCATTTTGGTTCGCGAGCTGCGAAGCAGGGACCACGTCGGGAATATTCATATTTAAAGAAGCTTCTGGTATTTCTGGAACTTCCCTTTGGTCGGGTGATATACGTTCCAATTTAGTTGGATTTTCACTTGGTACAGTCCCTTCATTTGAATCATTAACTTGAACCCCATCATCAGTTAGAGTGTAGTCTTTTGAATCACTTACAATAACAGGAGGTTCCATAAGGTCTTCAACTGACAATTTTATTCCTATATTCCATAAATAGTCAGAAACCCTTGTTGCTTCGTTTTTTTGTAGCCCTTCAAAATATCCAAATCCACCTTTACTTAAATTGTAATTAATAAATAAATCTTTAGATAAAAAATTAGCTACATCAGGATTAGAAAAAGCTTCA